GCTAGTGGTGAGAAGAAAGCTAAATCACTGGTTGATCAAAGCCAAAAAGAATTAGATAACGACATTAAGAAGTCTAAAGATGATTTCGATAAAAGTTAATAAGCTTCTCATCAGCACCACCAGTATTGGCAGCAGTCGCAAATTCACCCTCTCGAACTGTTGAACCTGGATCAAGCATCTTCATAAAGTTAAATATCAGAGCCATATCACCAAAAGCCTCTGTGCTATCGGTTAAGTCCTTAATAGCGTTAGGATTAGACCTAGCTAATGCAGCAAAATCAGCAGATATTTTAGGATTTTTATTTGTATCAAAAATAGCCTCGATTCTGTTGTTAGCATCTCTAACTTTAGTAAACTCCTTACTTATTGAAAGTACTCCCTTTCTTAACTTATCAATTTTATCGAAATCATCTTTAGACTTCTTAATGTCGTTATCTAATTCTTTTTGGCTTTGATCAACCAGTGATTTAGCTTTCTTCTCACCACTAGCAATAACTTGCTCGATATCACGAGATTGAGTAGTTAAAGCCTCTAATCTCGGCCTAAGCTCTTCTGGTGGTAATTGAGAGAGCTGCAAGGCCCTATTAGCAGAATCTTCATCACCTGAATTAGCAAAGGCTCTAGCCGCCTGTAAAGTAGCTGCATTTAACTGGCTATCATCAAATTGCAACAAATTAGAACCTGCTAAACCTATTTTACTGTTTCTCTCTTTGGTTAATTCCTGATCTCGGGTAGTTAATGAGCTAAAGCTATCAAAGAATTTTTTAGAACCTACTGGATCAGCAGATAATAATTCAAGTGATGCTTGTTGTTGTTGTTGAGGTGTAGCACCACCCAATCCTAAAGACTGCCTACGCAGTCCACCTAATAGCTCTTGCTGTTGAGCGCCTAGCCGTTGCTGCTGCCTTTGAGATGCCATTTGACCTAAGCCCTGACCTAATCTAAGCCCCGCTCCCAATTCACCTGTTAAACTTGCTACCATGATAAACCTCTATGCAAAACTTTAATTTGTGTTTGCTTGTGGATTAATTGCAAACGGGTTAGATGGTGGTTGAAATAGATTAGGGCCAACTCCAACACCTAAGCCCGATGGTACACCACTCGCCGCCGCCGCTCCTAATGGGCCTCCCATTGCAAAACCTAGAGCCGTTCCACCTAAGCCTATGACATTGCCTAAACCTGCTTGAGCGTTTGCTGCATTTTGTTGGGCAATATTAATATTAGCTCTATCAACCGCTGCCTGATTCCCAATATTCTGCAAATCAATCCCCTGCTGTCCTAAATTGAATTGATTCTCAAACCCTTGTTGCTGTGCTTGTTGTGTAAATTGATTTTGAAGGGCTTCAAATTGCTGTAACTGCTCCTGACTTAATGCGCCTGCGGCCCCTGTAAGCGCCTCTGAGCCTACTTGTCCTTGCTGTGCTAGTGCATTGGCAATATTAGAAGAAACCCCTAGCCCTTGTTGAGCTAAGTTCTGCCCTAATCCTGCCTGTTGACCTAGAAAGTTCTGCCCAGCTTGAGATACTTGCCCCAATCTATTAAATTGATTCTCTAAATCTTGCATCCCAAAACCAATAGCCTGCTCCTGCAATCCTAAAGCCGTTCGACCTCCACCCAAATCACCCCGCGCCGCTGCAGTTCTTTGTAGAGCTTTTTGGGCTCGATCTCTTAAAAATTGCTGTCCGGGGGAAACCTGAATATTAGAAACGGCTTGTTGCTGGGCCTGTGGACCTAAAGCCCCACTTAAAGCCGCTTGCTCTTGAAATGCCGATGTACCACCAGAAATAAAAGGATCAAACTGGGCCTGTGTCTGGCCAAATATGTCTTGAGCCTCTTGAAATCCTGCCTGCTGTTGAGCTATTGCATCTTGTAAAGCTTGCCCTTGAAGTTGAGCCCCTTCTCCTATAGCCGTTGCAATACCTTGACCACCAAAACTTTCAGGAATTGCAGTAGGCGCTATTTGACCGCCAAACTCTTGTAACTCAACTTGCCTAGCTGGACCTAAACTCGGGATATCGGGACCACCTGTAAAAATATCTGCTATGCCGCCCATTTTTCTAACCTCAAAATTTGCAAATCTAAATAATTGCCATTCTTTAAAATCCCATTCTTTCTAATACCTAAATCTTTAAAATTAAGATGTTTTGCTAAATTAATAGTTGATTTATGGCTTATAGGTATTTCAGCTCCTAAAGAATCATTATCTGTATTGTCGAAAAACCACTTAATACCATTACTGAAAAACTCCCTTCCATAATCTTTTCTGTAAGGTTTTAATAACATAGGGTGATAAAGAACACCATTTTTATAACTTGTGAACATATGCAATCCTATCACATCACTAACAAATGCCGCTAAAAATATGATATTTGCAGGTATTTCAGGATTAAAATCAGACTTTTCTACATTATCAATACTGATTTTTGACCAAATATCACTATCAGTCATAACTTTTTTGATGATCTCTGAATCTCTAGTGATTTCTAAATTCATCTTCTCTCAGTTCCCGATGCATAAAAAACTATGGTGTTACCTGCTCCAGCCTGCACAAATATAGAATCACCTGGCATAACTAATTGATTTATTAGTGAGCTTGGCGCTATACCATTAGCTGGGGCTGTTTCGCCTTCTATTACTTTAGTTGTGCTATCAGCGACCGAACCTATATAAACGTCATATACTTCAGCGCCCAAGGGATCAGTTGCACTAAATTGCGTTATAATTGTTCCCCTACCCCCCTCTTGAGATGTTGGTGATGTATAAACTTTTGTAATAGCGGCATCAACTGGCCTTGTCGCTATTAGTTTTGCATTAGTTGTCATGCTTCCCACTTCCCTTATTAATTCTTCTATTAATTCGGCAAATCTGTCTGTTGGTGTCCCATCTTCTTTTAGCCAACGCTCTCCACGCTGCAAGAAATTAAGAGGCATTTTTAACCTCAGCCTCTAATCTAAAGAATGTTGTCTCAACGGGCTCATGTGTTTGGAACTTTAAAACTCTGTTCCTCTCGATTTTGCCCATTCTTCGCCATACTATTCTCTGGCCATAATTACCAACCTCACCCATTTCTCTAGTTAGAGTTGGCGTGAAATTTAAACCGTTTCCTGAATATGAATGCTGAACTACTGGATTAGTGCTTAAAACATTACCAACACCCGAAGCCATAACCATTTCATATTCATTTACAAAAACTGGCGCGCCTTCAAAATTGAAGGGCTGTGTTGTAAACTCTCTTGTCAATGTGTCGCCATACTCTGTATATATATTTGGGTCTATAATTCCTATTTTTCCTGTTCGCTCATCTCCTACATATATTTGATTGAACGCTCTGACAACTGTATTAGCTCTCCATCTTGTTCCTTCTGTTTGCCTCTCATGCCAGATAGACCTCCCTTTTCTTTGTGAAGCCGTTACTTGATATACAAAGGTTCTATTTGAAAATGTAAAGCCTACATACTCCTCGCCCTCAGTTTGATAGCTCCAAGCAAATACTCCTTTTATTTCTGTATCTCCCAAATCTTGCATAAAATGATCAATTGCTGGCGTAGAAACCTTAATTGCTCCATTTCCAGTAAATTGCCAAATAGACACCTCTTGCTGATCGCCACCACCCATAAAATAAAAAGTATTATTAGCTTTGACAACTCCAAACCGAGCCGCCAACCCTCTCTCAACCGTTCCTGTGGGGATGGTAGCAAATGGGAATCCTGAACCGCCAACAGTTTGATAAGGTTGAATTGTCTCAGTTCCTAAAGCATATAGCTGCCCATTACTAACCTCTAATGCATTTATTATATCTGGGTCTACTTCCGCAGTTCCAAAATCGGTCGGGGTAAAAGTTATACCATCTAAATTTGCATTAAAAATTATGCTTTCAGTGCAAAATACAAAGAAACTATCTTTAAATTTAACATCAATTGCAGGGCCTAAAAAATTAGGGTCTAAGTTTAAATTTAGTGTGCTAGTAGATATATCAAAATAATAAGAATTACCATCTGGAACAACTATCCATATGATAGTTCTACTTGCTGCCATCTTAACCCGACCGCTGCCTGTAATAGTTCCATAATTAGTAACAATTCCCAATGAATCAACGCTAATAAATGAATTTTCTTGTACGAAATATGGCAAGCCTTGGGCCTCTATAGCGCCTCTACTAGTATCTAATAAAGTGTCAACTTCCTCTCTTATTCCATCCGTTGAACGCAATGCTGTAGGGCTATAAGCTGGAGATTCAGGCACTACAGGACGCAAATTAACACAAACTAAATCTGCCAACTGTGGAGAAAATGATTCATACCATCCATTTGCTATATCTACCGATATTCTAGCCATTAAGAGCCTCTAAAATTTGGCTGTATATTTAAACTTGTTATCTCTTCATCCCAACCTAATATATCTTCTAAAAATTTAGCCGCCTTAACATCTATTCTATCTAACTTATCCAATGGCGCGTCATACTCTGGCCCAATCATTGAAGCCAAACCCCATATCAAAGGTTGAGCCCATTCAATAGGGAAATCAGGGGTATTTGATGTCGTATCAAAATCCTCTATAGTTTGCTGAAATGTGAACTTTAAAACCTGCCTCACACTATCGGATGTCTGCCATATGTAAATTTGGCCATTTTCTAATGTTGGCTGATAATAAAAGTTAGTCGGCGTTCCTTGAGATGTTTTATTTGTTTGAGCAAAATATTCTTGCCTTGCCCATTTGTTTAATGGAACCTCAGTATTAGAATCTAATCTTGTTCGCCTTGCATCCTCTATTCTTAGGGGTCTTTCTAAAATAGTTGTATATGTGAATATACTATTATCAATTGCCGCCGAATCTGTTAATGGGTCTGTAATAGTTAATCCAGTTGGTGAATCAACAGTTACTATAGTTGTCCATTGTCTTGTCCCATCATCCAGCTCAATCCCTATAAAATCACCCGCTGTCATGTTAGCTGTATTCGCAACCACTAAAACAGTAGCCGTTGCTATTGCCAATGAATTTAATTCAGTGTTAATAAAATCGTCTTCTAAAGTAGCCTCCGCTCCATCTGGTCCTAACAAATATGAAGAAATGCCAGCATCTAAAAATAACACCCCCTCTGCTCTTTTCCATAAATGCAGCCCTTGAGATTGCCAATTTTTAACCATTATATTAAGCGATTCTAACCCGTCTGATATCTCGTTGTTTGTCAGAGGTATTTCTGCCGCTCGTTCTGCAATCAGAGCTAAAGCCTTACGAATTATTTTATCCGCTGTAATATTGAAATCTATAGAGCCGCTTGTAGCCATTATATTTTTCCGTTTAAACTATTAGGGTCTACTGAAGTAACAAATTTAACTTTGGGCCTTACTCTTGTAGGCTTTACGCCAATCCTCTCAGATCGAGCCCTTAGCTCTAACTGTGGATGTTTAGGGTCCCAATCCAAATTATCAGTTACAATCCCATCCCAAGTAATCCTAACCTTATCTGATCGTATTTTACGACCTCCAACATCATCAATTAATTGATGTAGTCCAGGCTGTGGTTTTAATAATCCAGCAGTCATAATTTATACCTCATCAGAAGAAGTTTTTATTTTCCTTACAATATTGCAAATATGTATAAATGCTTCTTCATTATCAACACCTATAGTTTTAGATGCCTCATTTAATAAGTTTATGATCGTTTGTTTTTCGTTTTCTTCTAAATCTAACATTCTATTAACCTATTAATTTATAAACAATTGCTGTTGAACGAACCAGCAAAAAGCCAAAAATTGATGCTATCCATGCAACACTCGATCCCTGTTGTTCTTTTGCTTCTTCATAAACACTCAAAGCAAACTTTATATCATCTTTAGTATTGGGGCCATTATCCCAATCGATATCATGGTTTTGACAAGACTTTTCAAAATTTAGCCCCATCCATTTTAAAACTTTTCCCATCACCCACGAAATAAACTGTGATATAACTCCATTCCCTGCGGGACCACAGAAGCTTTCGCGGCGATACATTAGAATTCACCATTTATAACAGATAAAAGCTCATCTGATACGCTTTGAGCTGTATGCCCCGGCTTAAACGGATAAGGGAGGTTAAAGAAACCATTGTTTTCAAAAGGCGTTCCCGGCGTTGATTTAACCCAATCAACAATCGCTACAACTCCATCATGTTCCTCATCCTCAAGACCTTGAATGTACATTTTGCCAAGTCTTTTAACTATGATTTTTTGATTTAGTTTTTTAGTGAGATCATCTTTATCTATTAAAGTGTCTTTAGCTATCTGGTTTAGATCGGTTAAAATTAATTTTGCATCTGATATATTAAGGATTCTTGAATAAACTATGGCATCACATAAACTTAACCTTTTCTCTCGCGCCTCTTGAGTCCAATCTCGATATTCTGAGGCTTTTATTATCCAGTATCGTGCGCTGTTCTCAACTTCCAATTGGAAGCTTTCTTTTGAGACTAAAAAATAATCCGCTGCCAACTTCTTTTCTTGACTAGAAAGCAAGTCCCATTTTGATTGATCGTTTACATCGTCGGGGTCAACTACGCCCATTTTAGTGTAAATCATTTCTTTTAACTTGGATCTAAAGCAAAGCCTATCTGTCCATCCTTGCTTATCAATGCCATACGAATTAGCCCCAAATCTATGCAGCTCAACTATATCTGTAATTTCTACAAATCCAATTGGCGCATTATCTGAGTCCTGTGTTATTTTAACATCTGGCAAAGCCTCATTTTCTTCTTTGTATACCTTCATTTTACCAGTCAATCCATTTTATTATTATTATTTAACCTACTCTACCATATACACGCCATCTATTATCGTCATGGTCGTACCAAAACTCAGCTATTTCATTCTCTTTTATTGATTTATCTGGCCCATTATCTCTTATCAATAATCTATTAGCAGACGTACTGCTTGAGCTGTTGTTTTTAAATTTTATATTACTTGAAGTGTCAATATTTTGTATTCTTATAATTCTTCTAACTCCAGCCGGAGGAGCTTGAAACCCTGTTATAATCCTGTCTCCATTAACCTCTTGCCTAATTAAATTACATGTATCAAAACCAGAAGGCGCATAGTTATTTTGATCACTATACAGAATAGGCGGGGTTATAATTGGACCCGTTACTTGAGTTATTCCAAAAGCATTCTCATAATTAAATACGCCTATTTCTGTGGCGTTCAAAGCATCCGAAATTGATAAATCATCTGTTCCATCATTTAAAACTATATCACCAGCTATAATTAAAGCATTAAGCTCGCTTGATGTTGAAATATCAAACTGGGAATAATAATCACTTATTGGCACATTAACGCCGTTCTCATGTACAAGAGAAAGGTATTTTTGCGTAGAGCCGGAGTTGTTTTTTGCAATTAATGTCATCGCTATTTCCTTCTCTTCGTATAAATCGAAACTACTGGATCATTAACAGGAGCCCCCGCACCATTTGCAAAACATTGTAAGATATCTCCAGCATTTATATTTATATTAGCTGAAGAATCTGAATAACTGCCTGAAGCTAAGGAGAATGTCTCAATAGATACTGTATTAGCTTCCAAATCAAAAGTTTTAGTTAAATTTCCCTCACCTATAGCCTCAATTGTAATGATGGTTAAATCATAAGGAGCCACCCAGCCGATTGATGTGCTTGCAACATTTCCTATTTTTAAATAAGAACTATCATTATTCCCGTTATCTGTAAAATGATAGGGAAACTCAGAAATAGATAACCATTTTGATCGCGTTGAATCATAAGAGTATAATGTCCCATCAGTATCAGGATGTAGAGCCCCCGAGCCTAAATTAGTAGTTGGGAAAGTCGCATCAGGAACTAATCTAAAACTTGGTAGAGTTTCACCTGTCTGGTCTAGCTCTACTGTTCCATTAGCCGCATCAACCGAAATAGTATTACCATCAACATAGGCTTGTTGCAGTGTTTTGCTTCCTGCGGTGATTGTTTGATATGTACCGTCAGCCCTAAGAGAATCATTTATAGAACCTCCAGTTGTTAAAGCTACACCATTAAAAGATGTTCCTGTCCAAGTGCTGATACTTGTAACTGGGCCAGTCATTGCGCCGCCTGATAAATTCAGCTTTAGATTTAAAGCGGTTTGCTGGGCTGTGCTTACTGGTTTATTTGCATCACTTGTATTGTCAACATTGCCCAAGCCGATATCACTGGGAACAGGAAAGCTCATCACCGGATTAACAGCAGTACCACCAACACCATCACCCGTAACGCTATCAACAGCCCCACCTAAAACAGTATTTCCCTCTAAAACCGTTCCCGCGCTAGTGCCAAAGTTCTTATTAAATGCTGTATTTTCTGCAAAATCATTCTTTTTAGCATCTAGCTCAACCTGTAAATCAATTTGATTAGATAATGTTCCTGAAATCTCTCCCCACGCCAAAGGATTATATGTGCCATCCTCTCTAAGCAAATTAACAACGCTCCCGCCATTGGTTAAAGCAACACTGTTAAATGTTGTACCTATCACCGCTCCTGTTATTGAAAGCGTAAAACCATCCCAAGTAAAATTGGCATCTGCTCCTAATGTTCCAGCATCATTATATTGTACTTGAGTATTTGCACCAGCAGGACCAGCAGTGGCCGGAGAATAAGAACCAGAATCATCTAAATAGTTATTTCCTGCACCACCATTTGTCAAAGCTATACTATTGAATGTAGTGGCTGTAATTCCACCCGTCACAGCTAATACAAGCCCGTCCCAAGTGAGATTGGCCGAACCTGCCAAAGAGCCAGAATTGTTAAATTGTAGCTGTGTATCGGCTCCTGCTGTGATTGTTTGATATGTGCCATCGCCTCTAAGCGAATCATCTACAGAGCCGCCAGTTGTTAAAGATATTCCGTTAATTGATGTGGCTGTAATTGATCCAATTACTGATAAAACTTTACCAGTATTATCCCACTTAAAAGAAGCGTCACCAGTGAAATTTCCACTTAAGTTAAATTGTACCGAATCATTTGGACCCGCCGCCGCTCCTCCCGCTACCGGTGAGCCATTAACCAATAATCTATCAACTGATAAATTAGTTAATACCGTATAAGGATCGCCATTTATATCAGTCATTATTGACCCCTATTTTAACCGCCAGTTTGCATAACTCGGCCAACTGTAGCGCCTGTTGCAGTAATGCGGATTGCCTCTAAGGGGCTGTTTTGAATATCGACTATACCGCTCGTTACTGCTGTTAATGCAGTTCCGGCTGTATCGTCTAAAGTAAACCAAACTGGTGTCTCTCCTCTGTTCTCTCGTTGAAGTGTACCCTCAACCAAAGCACTACCCGCGCTTACTTGGGCAGAATAAGAAGGATAACCCCACCTATTTAAGATTATAGTTTTTGTCCCTGCATTTGCTAGATCAAAATCAACATTTACTGGAGTTGCCATTTAATACTCTCCTTACGGTTCTTTAGTCCAAACACCACGAACATCAACTACCTGCCAAGCTACAACACCATCCAAAGATGCAAGAGTGACATAATCGCCAGTATTTGAGGTGGATTTAGTTAGTATTAAATCTTTATCGTCAGTACTATCATTAATGTAAGTTATCCCATCTGATGCATCAGGGCTTATTGTTAAATCTGCTTGGCCATAAGGAGCCGTATTGATAAATGTGATTGTATTTCCAATTTCGATTCCAGGAAGCGTAAAAACTACTCCATCAGTCTCGCCATTTGTAAAAGTTTTTCCTGAATCAGTTGTAATAACTACTGTATAAGCTGAATTTTTAGCCTCTGCATCATTATCAACAAGAAAGGACTCTATGCCATTTGGGTATTTAGTTGTTCTCATTATATTGCTCCAATGCCTAACGGAATCGAACCGAAACTGACCAACCAAGGACATTATAAAATAAAGAAAAAGGGGGCCGAAGCCCCCAGTTTTTATGCGCCTGGAGTCCCGTACATTCCTCGGGCATCTGTCCAACCGTAGCTATAACGCTCAGTAGATTTAAATGCCATATTGGAAGTTCCGAAATCCATATCTTGCTCAAACTTAGCCGCTCTACGTGTGAAATACTTCATGCCTTCACGAGCGTTAGTTTTTACATACCAACCATCGTTATCAGTCAAAAAGTTATTTGTAGTAAAACCGCCGGGTAAAGACTGCATAGTCTTCATAGCGTTGATTGCATTGTTTGCGGTATCATTTTGCAAAGTAGAGCCTAAAATTCTCTCTGCCTCAAACATCAACGAAGGAGGAACTACCAAACGGGTTCCAGCCAATGCAATTCTTAGCCCTCGAGTATCGGTTGCTTCGTTAATCTGAATCAACATATCCTCTAAAGCTGTTTCTGTTAAGTCTGAATCAACAGTCAAACGGTTAGAATAAGTACCTGCATCTGTAGGACCATTCGGATGAACCAAACTAAATAAAGCTAGCCCATCACCGTCTTGCATAGTGAATGCAGGATTAAAGCCGTTATTTAGCACGTTAGCGCCTACAACTTCTTTAGTCTGATTCATTGAAAAAGCTAATGCGCCTGCTTTACGATTGAAAACACCATAAAGATTATCTTCTCTCGCTTCTTCAGTAACAATAAAACCCTTACCATAAGTAAGCGCAGGATATTTTGGAGAAATACCCTCTGTTTGAGTGTCATAAGCAATAGAATCACCTTCTGGCTTGACCGGGGCAAGCGCGAAGCCTTCCCATTGTTGATCTTGCTCAAAAGCTTTTTTACTGTCGTATGTATCAAAGATTTTATCATATTGCTTTACGTGCGAATCATACTCATCACCCCAAACGGCATTTAAGCCCTCTTGGAGCATACGCGCTTCATTACCAGTAGTTATAACTGTCATGACTATACTCCTGTTAAGTTAGTTTGTTGTGAACGGATTATGCTAAATAACCCAAGATTACCAACAGCACCTAAAGCTGTGCCATCAGTAGGGGGTATTAAGTCAATCAGTCTAAGTGGACCCGCTGCATCTGCTGCACCTGATACCATCGCGGAGGTAACAGAATTACCCGAAACGGTTGGAGCATTTGCAGTAAGTAAGAAATTTGCACCTACATCGGTGACAGCTAAAACTGAACCAATTTCAATTTCATAAAGTGCATTTGGATCAACTTGAACTTGTGATAATCGATCTGTTGATGCAGTCCGACCTTTAAGCTCTAAGTTTGATAGATCGGGAGCAAAACCAGCAATTACGCCTGTTACCGCAGTTCCCGTTGAACCTGCTGCGCGTGTTATAGCCGCAACGCCATCAGCATTAGCAGTACCAGAAACGATAACCGCATCACCAACAGCCATTTGATTTGCATCAGCAGCTAGGAAGGCAAATGTTTGTACCTTTCCTGTATACCCTGAAGCGCCTTGTGTTTTAGTAAGCCGTAAACCAGCCATAATAAACACTCCTATAGTTATAATTTAAAATAAAAAAACAAATGCAATTTAATCAACCTTTACGGATAATCTATTGCTTCTATTTTCCCACCCTAAACAGTTTTCTAACTATCGGCGCGAAGGATTAAAACCCTTGTTCTGACTAACTCGCTGGCTCGACTATGATAAACAGTCTGTTGTTATTACGTTCGACTGTTTACCCGGTATATAATCAGGTACAGCACCACCTTTAATAGATGCGGTTATCGTTTCTGGTACTGCTAATGCTGATGGCGTTGCGGCTATAACAC